TCTACGGGCTGGCCGACCTCGAGCCTGCGATCCTCGGGCAGATCGAGCAGCTTGAGTCGGTCGCCTCCGACATGCGGCGGATCGTCCGTCTCCACGGCCACCCGGTCCCGGTATTGCTTGGCGTGGACGCGGAGCGCATGGGGGCCATTGATACGTCGATCGGAAACCTCGTCGGTATCCCCGGCGAGAACGTTAGGCTTGACCAACTCGCCATCGCCGAGATCCAGTCCTCGCTTGAACTCTTTGAACTGCTGAAGACCTCCCTCTTCGAGTCCGCCCGGATCCCGAAGGTGGCCCTCGGCGACACCACCAACGCCGGACCCACCACCGGAGTAGCCCTCCGCACCGAGTACGAGCCGCTGATCGAGAAGACCTCGACTAAGCGGATGACCTACGGGCTGATGCTGGTCAGCGCCGCCGAGTGCATCCTCGCGCTGAAGGGCTTCGAGGGCTGGTCGGTCACGCTGAGCTGGCCGGAGCTGCTGAGCGACGAGGAAGCCAGCCTCCAGGGCGATGAAGCGGCCCTCCGCATGGGGATCGTCAGCCGCCAGACGATCAGTGAAAAGAACGGCTTTGACTGGGACATCGAGCAGCAGCGGATCGCCGAGGAGACGCCGAACTTCAATGCCGGGACCTACGCCTTCACCGGGGGCTACGGCAACCGTCCGCCACCCGCCGCAGTTGGCACCGTTCCACCCGATGAACCCGAACCCGAACCCGAAGGGGATGAATGACCCGCAAACAGGCCGAGGCCTTCATCGCCGAATGGCAGCCGCTGCTTTGCCCGGAGTGGGAGGTCACGGTCGAGGAGGGGCCCGCGCCGGACGTTGCGGCCAATGAGCACTTCGCGGCCATCTTTAACGGCGTCTACCTCCACGCGACGCTCTACCTACACGAGGTCATCGGAGACGCGCTTACACCCGAGCGAGCCCGGCGCACCCTGCTCCACGAGCTTCTGCACCTGACCCTGAGCGACTTGCATTACGCGGCCAAGGAGCCGACGAATTCCCTCTCTTACGACGCCGGAAGACTGGCCCAGGAGACGATTGAGCGCTACATCGAGCGCACCGTAGACAGACTGGCCACGGCCTTCGCGGCCTTCACCGATTAACCGAAAGGACCGCCCACATGGCGCGTGTAGCAATCCCGATCACCGAAACCTCCGTCGCTGGCGTCAACCAGCCGACTGCGACCACCGGGAACTCCTCGGAAAACATGTCGCTGGCCGAAAACGACGGCCTGATCCTGCTTGAAGCCTTCAACGAAAACGCCACCGCGACCGCCACGGTGACGATCGTCGCCAACCGCGAAGAGGCGGGCCTGAAAATCGAAAACAAGGTCATCACCCTGGCGAAAAAAGGCGAAGCCGGAGGGATTCAGCTAATCCGCATCCCTGCCCCGCAAGTGGTCAACCAGACGACCCCCGCCGGTCAGGTCTTCGTCAACGTCTCGTCCAACGAAGTCAACTTCCGGGCCTACCACGTCTAGCATGTCCCTCGTCGGAATCCTCATCGTGGTTGTCCTGATCCTCTTGGCGATCTATCTGTTCAAGCGGGTCTGATGTACGACGGCGGGGGCGTCCCTTCCTGCATAGATGACGCCTACCGCTTCCTCAACATGGACCGCGCCTGGGTGGCCTGCGTTGCCTGTGAGGGCTGCGAGCACAGTGACGGACCCCACGTCCACACCGTCGCCTCTTCGGCCACCCGCGAGCAGGTAGCGACTAACCCGGAGTGCCGGCAGTACACCGATGCCCGCTGCCCACCCTCCGAACGGGCATCGTTTCTGATCGGGGGCGTCAAGTCGCTGATGGACGGTCACCTGGCCGAGGCGTGACGCAAACGCGACAGATAGCCCTGAGGGGAGCCCCGATGGACCCATACACCTACAACGCGGTCATCTGCTCGGTCTACGACGGCGACACGATCCACGCAAACATCGATCTCGGATTCGGAATCCAGCAAGGAACCGAGAACAGCGTCCCCGGAGCGCTGCTTCGGCTACGGGGTTGCAACGCCCGTGAGTTGAGCGAAGAAGGTGGGCACGAGGCCGGGGAACACCTGCGGGAAATCCTGCCCGCGGGAACTACGGTCGTCCTGCGGACGGTCAAGCCCGACAAGTTCGGGGGCCGCTATGACGCGATCGTGGAACTCCCTGCCGGCGAAGACCTCGTCACCCGCCTGATCTCCGAAAACTGGGTTGCCGCATGGGATGGAGTAGGCCCACGACCGATCCCGCCCTGGCCGCGACCGTGAGCCTTCCGAGGGTACCTCCGTCTGCGCTGCCGTCTTGAAAGTTGGCCCATGACCCCACTAGAGCGAGCCATTCTCCGCCAGCGCCGCGCCCTACTGCGTATCGAGCAGAACGGGGCGCGGCAGATCGTCTCGACCTACGCAGCAGTAGAGCAGCGCCTGAAGGAAAGTGTCGACCTCCTGACCCGCGAGATCACCCATGCCCGCGCACAGGGATTCGAGGTCAGGCCCGGCTGGCTGTTCGCCCAGCAGCGCTACCGGCAACTGCTCGTGGAACTGCAGCACTCGACGCTGGACTTCCTGCACCAAGCACTGACCACGATCACCACCATGCAGGCCGCGGCGATCGCGCGGGCACCGGATGATGCGGAGCGGCTGATCTTCGCCACGATGGGACCGGCGCCACGACGGGACATCGCCGCCCTGCGCGCTACCTTCGGCAAGCTCCCGGCCGCTGCCCTGCACGACATGATCGGCCGGGCATCCAACGGGCAGCCGCTGGGCGACCTGCTCGGCGAAATCGTCCCCGACGCAGTGGACGCTGTTCGCCACTCGCTCGCCTATGGAGTCGCCACTGGCCAGAACCCACGGGTCATCGCAGACGACGTGATGGTCCGGTCGGGAATGAGCCGCACGCGGGCACTGTCGATCGCGAGGACCGAGACGCTCGGAGCGTACAGGGAGGTCAGTAAACAGCGATTCGGCGAAACCAAGATCGTCGAGACCTGGACCTGGCTCGCCGCCGTCGATGCCCGCACCTGCCCTGCCTGCGCTGCGATGAACGGCACGATCCACCCGGTCACCGGGGGGTTGGAGAGTCACCCGAACTGCCGCTGTGTGGCTGCCCCGAATACCCCCTCCTGGGCCGACTTGGGCTTCACCGGCATCCCCGATAACCGCCCGGCCCCGCAGACGCCCGAGGAACGCTTCGACGCACTCTCGGAAGCCGACCGGCTGGCGATCCTTGGCCGCGCCCGCCTCGACGCATACAGCGCAGGCAAGATCACCCTCGCCGACCTGGTACAGGAAACCCACTCGCCGAAATGGGGGAAGGGCCGCACCACGGCGACGCTGACGTCCCTCGGCCTTCGCATCTAACTTTCGTTCGTCGCTAGCTCAATTGGTAGAGCCCTCGACTGTTAATCGGGTGGTTCCAGGTTCGAGTCCTGGGCGGCGAGCTTTTCCCTTTCGCGTGGGGTCCGGCGGCTTTGACCGTCCTGTTCCCGCCTGACTCAAACGAACAACCTCACGGTGAGTCGCCCACGCGAATCACCCGACCTCGAACACAGGGACCCGTAAGGACGGGCACCCGCAACCGCTAGGAGACATCCGCAAGTGCGAATGCTAATCGCGTTCCTGAAGGTCCTTCACGCCCGTTTCCGTGGCCGCCCGCTCGATCTCGAGTACGGCAGCCGCCGCTTCCACCTGTTCCCCGACGGCTCGATGCTCCCGGTGATTGCCGGAGCCGACGGCGCGGACGACCCAGACCCCAACGACGCCGATCCGGACGACCCCGATCCCGAGATCGAGGACGACCCAATCGAGCCGGCGCCCGATGACACGGAGCCGCCGGCAGCCAAAGACGAAGGTAAAAAGCCGCGCTGGGATGGTGAGTACGACCAGGCAAAAGCTGAACGGACCATCGATAAACAGCGGATCGAAGAGAAGCGGCTGAAGGCCGAGCGCGACAAGGTGAAAGCCGAGCGCGACGCCCTACTCGCTGAGAAAGAGACCGAGCAGGAGCGCACGGCCCGGCTCCTGGAGGAGACGAAAGCCGAGAACGATCGCCTCCGCGAGGCCAGCCGTTCCGCCACGATCAGCGGCGCCCTTCGGGACATCGCGATCGAGCGGGACATTGACCCCAAGCGCGTCAACAAGGTCATCCGCCTGATCGACCGCTCCGACATCACGGTCGACGAGGACGGGGATGTACTGGGCGCTGATGAAGCGGTCGAGGCTTTCCTCGCGGACTACCCCGAGTTCGGACCCAAAGAGGCCGAGCCGGAGCCCGATCCCGAGGACGACGAGCCGGAGAAGCCGAAGCGTACGCCCGGCGCCAACCCTGACCGTAAGCGGAGCAAGGGCGGCGAGATGAGCCACAAGGAGGCCGTCCGCCTTTCCACCCGTGACCCGGAAAAGTTCGCCGAGATGCTGGCCGAAGGGAAGATCCCGCGCTCAGCACTGGGTGGCGACCAGTACGACAAGTTGAAGTCCGAGGGCAAGCTCAGTACCGCCTCTGCCGAGGGCGAATCTGCCTGACACGCGCAACTGCGCGTCACACATGACTTGAGCCGCAAGCGCGGCTGAACACCCGCTCCAAGTGGTGCCGGGGTGACCAACACCTGAACCCCACCGCCACAAGGAGTGGACATACATGTCTATTGCCATTTTCAAGCCCACCATCTGGAGCGCCACGCTCCAGCGTCACCTCGATCGGAAGCTGATCTACGCACAGCCGATGATCTGCAACCGGAACTTCGAGGGCGAGATCGCCGAGCAGGGCGAATCCGTGAAGATCCAGAAGATCGGTGACCCGACGATCCAGACGTACACCTCGGGCGTCGACCTCAACGCCCCGGAACGCCCGGACGGCACCCAGAACACCCTGACCATCGACCAGGCCAAGGCGTTCAACATCGCCGTGGACGACGTTGATGCGGCTCAGGTCAACGTCGACACCCTGAACGCCCTCGCCGGGCGTGCCGCGGTGAAGATGGCCCAGTCCATCGACTCGGTTGTCGCGGCCAAGATCGTCTCGAAAGCGACGACCAACACCCTCGGCACCGAAACCGCCCCGATCACCGTCAAAGACAGTGAAGGCGAATTCACCCCCTACACCCTCACCGTCGAAGCGCGGCGCCTGCTCGCTGAGCAGAACGCTCCGATCGACGACGAGGAGCTGTGGATGGTCATCAGTCCGTCGTTCGAGGCACTGATCTACAACGACCCGAAGTACATCGCCTCGGGTTCTGAGATTGGCGCGACGTTCGTCCGCAACGGCGTGATCGGGAACCTCAACGGCTTCACGGTCGTCCGCACCACGGGCGTCCCGACGGCCAAAGGCACCGAAGAAAAACACGAAAACGAGAAGATCGTCTTCGGCTGCGGCAACTACCACACCACGTTCGCCAGCCAGATCACCAAGGTCGAGGCCTACCGCATCCAGAACCAGTTCGGGGACGCCCTTAAGGGCCTCGACCTGTTCGGCGTGGAAGTCATCGAGCCGGAATCGCTGGTCGTCGCGAGCGTCAGCGGCAAACCCTAAGCAAGGAGCTGACACCACATGGGCAAGAGCTCATTTGAGTACCCCGACGGGGTCTACGTCTACAAGCATCGCGTCCACGAGGACGAGAACGGGGACCCGGTTGTCCTCGTCGCCGATGCGCGCGTCAAACCGATCCTGAATCGGGAGACCCGCCAGCCGGAAGTCGACCCGATCACGGGCCAGCCCCGGTTCGCCCCGGTCAGCCTCTATGGCCTCGAGCTGCATCGCCAGCTCAGCGCCGAGCCGCAGACCTGGGAGGACATCACGTCCAACGCCCCGGCCCCCGTCGAGCACGAGGAGCCGCGCAAGTCCCGCGCGAGCATCCGCAAGCGTTCCACGGCTCCCGACCCGGAGCCCACCGAGGATCCCGCCGAGCAAGAGCCGGCCGAGTAGCACGCACCACCACACGGCAGCGCCGCGCACCGTTCCCCCCCGGTGCGCGGCGTCCTGCCCACATCCGCCACCCCGTCTCTTGAAGGAGTCAACCGACATGGCGACCCACACCCTCGTAACCGGCGAAAAGGGCAGTTACGGCAATGCCCTGACCGAATCGGCCGTCGATACGGTGACCATCGAAGGCGTCTGTGAGGCGGTCGAGGTCACCAACGAGACCGGCTCCAAAGCGATCTACTTTACGACCGACGGCTCGACCCCGACCGTGAAAGGCGCGAACTGCCACGAGATCCCTGCGATCGCTGGACGTTCAGTCAAGGTGGCCACGGAGAGCATCAAGGGCGAAAACACGGTCGTTAAATTGATCGCTGCCGGCACGCCGGAATACAGCGTCGACCGCTCCCAGATCCTTATCTAGCGAGGCGACATGAAAGCCCTAGTCGCAGACCTGCGCCTGATGACGGGGGCGGGGGCGGAATCCATCGAAGTCGGAGGCGTTAAGCACTTCACCGACGAAGACCTGGAACGCAAGCTCCAGAACCGCGTCGGGCAGCGCCTGATCCAAGCCCGCGTCCAGATGATCTCCAGCATCGAATTGACGGGCGAAGGCACGAGGCTCGCCCTGAAAGAGGGCAAGGTCAACTTCGAGGGGACCCTGGACACCGAAGGCGCCACGCTGGTCAGCTTCTGGGGCGGGGCGCTGGAAGGCACGCAGACGATCTACGGCGACGGGCGGATCGAATTCTCGGTCAGCCAGCTCGTCAAGACCCCGCTGCTCACCGGCACGACGTATGACCTCAACGGCGCCGCTGCCGATGTCCTCACTGACTGGGCCGCAGCGGTGAAGATGGGTTACGACATCACCGCCGACGGGCAGACCCTCTCTCGCTCCCAGCGTCACGAGCAGCTTCTGACGCAGGCCGAGGCGTTCCGCAACCGGGCGATCATCGGATCCGTCCAGATGGGCCGCAGTGACTCCCGAGCGTCCCGTCACTCAGGCACAAAGGCGGTCCTGGATTCCTTCGACAGGTTGGGTCTCTACCCGCCGAGCACCCCATAGCCATGAGCGACATCAGCGCGGCCGAGATCAGCGAAGGCCGCGAGGACTTCATCGCCGAACTGCTTCCCGACGAGGCGACGATCTCGCGCCCGGTGGAAGAAGAAGACGGCGGCGGCGGGTTCCGAACGAAGGAATACCATCCCCGCGAAACGGTCCCATGCCGTCTCGACCCCTACGGTGGAGCGACCTCCGCGAGGGGCGCGGGCGGCGAGGGAGCGAGTCACCCCGGCGAACGCCTCGACTCCCGGACCTCCCACTTCGTGACGCTACCCGCCGAAACGGATATTGGCCTGCTGGACCGGATCGAAATCAACGACACCACCTTCGAGATCAACATGATCCGCCTGCGCGGCGCCTGGGAGTTCACGCGCCGGGTTGAGGTGAGGGAGAGCTTCTAATGGCATCCACCGTCATCCTCGACAGCCGCGTCCCGGAGATCGCCGACCACCTCGAGGAGCGCGCAGGAAAGCTGGTCGCGAAAGCCACGATGGACGTCGAGGCTCGGGCGAAAGAGAACCTGATCATGCAGGGCTCCGTCGACACCGGCTTCACCCTGAACAGCATCGCGGGGCACGCCTTCGGCTACTCCGGCGACGTCTCCGTCAGCGCCTCAACCGCGATCTACATCGAGCTTGGAACCGGCGTGCGGGGAGAGGCCTACGAGTTCCCCGGCAAGCCGCAGGACGTGACCTACGACCCGACCTGGACCCGAGGCATACCAAAGGACCCCATGCACGGATTCGCCTTCCTGATCCCCGCCGTCGAGAGTGAGCGCCCGGCCTTCGATGCTGCTGTCGGGCAGTTGGTCGGCTGATGCTGATCGAAACTGAGGTCCCGGAGTTGGACGAGGACATCCTCTACGAGGCGTGCGTCTGTTTCGACCGCGACCCGATCGCTGAAGGCGGCTGCATGACCTGCTGGGACATGCAAATTGTGCCCCACACCTGCGGCGAGGATGACGAGTGAACCCGCTGCGGAAAGCGCTCTACGCGAAGCTGAGCGGCGACGCCACCCTGACTGCCAAGCTCTCCTCCGCGACCGCGATCTACCACAAGCTCGCGCCCGAGGGAGCGGTACCGCCCTATGTCGTCTTCCGCCAGATCAGCGGCACCCGACAGTGGGCATTCCAAGGCGGCCAGATCCGCTGGCCGATGTGGCTGGTCATGGCAGTTGACCGCGGACCGACCGCCGAGGTCGCCGAGGACATCGACGCCCGTATCGACGAACTGCTGAACGACGCCAAACTGACGATCGAAGGCTTCAACCACCTCGCCATCTACCGCGAGATGGACATGCCCGAGCCGGTCACCGATGACTCCGGCGAGATCCTCCAATCGGTAGGCGGTCTCTACAAAATCGCGACGGAGCCCCAGTGAGCCTCACCGCCGCCCGCAATCACCTTCGCGAGCTGCTCAGCGACATCCCTGGCGACGTAAAGGTCTACGCCGGACCCAGTGACTACGCGCAGGCCGAGCAAGCCTTCATCGTCCGCGTCCTGGTCGGGGAGCCCAGCGAGGACAACGAGGCGGCGCTCGACGATCTGCTCGCGGCAGACAGTCCCGACTCCGTGAAGGCCGCGCTGGAGACCGACCGCTCCGTCGGCGTCCTGAAACACAGCGGCTATCGGCTCTATCCCGCGCCCGAGGGCAAGCAGTTGCTCGGCGCGGAATGGACCGTCAACCACATCTTTTAACCACAACCCGAAAGGGAGCAGATGGCGAAGCAGACCTACAGGGTCAACGCCCCGACCGCCGTACTCGACCACGAGCCCGGAGACACGTTTGAGGCAGACCTCGACCCCGTGCAGGAGGGCCGCCTTTTGGCTGGCGGCCACTTGGTAGTAGACGAGGCTTCGGCTCCGGCATTCAAGCCGCCCGCGAAGCCCCTCGTCAAGCCCGTCCCCTCCGAGTAGGCGGCAAGAGCCGCCCACTCGCCGCAAGTGCGGCAACACCCACCTAAGACCGCACCTGCCCTAAGGAGGCCGTACTGATGGCTAAGACCATACTCAGGAATGCATCAATCACCGTAAACGGCGTCGATCTCTCCAACCACTGCTCTCAGGTGGAAGTCGACACCAAGTTTGACGAAGTCGATGTCACCGGCTATGGCGCCAACGCCAAGGAAATCCTGCTCGGGATCGGCGACGGCAACATCTCCGCGACGTTCTTCCAGGACTTCGCTGCCGGCTCCGTCGACGCCACCCTCTTCCCGCTGGCGGGGTCCAACACCCCGTTCGTCGTGGGCGTCAAGGGTGAAAAAGCCGTGAAATCGGCCACCAACCCCGAATACAAAATGGAAGCGGTACTCCCCGACTACAAGCCCCTTTCGGGCAGCGTCGGCGCCGCCTCCACCACGCAGATCACCTTCCGCAACGCCGCGCAGGCCGGGATCGAACGTCTGATCGCCTAAGCGCCTGATGCGCGTCTCGCAGTACCCATCCCCGCGGTCGAAGTGGCCGCCGAATCAAGAGAAAGCCGAGGGACATGCCCCGACTCACTAAGGACCAGCTCGCGGATCGCAGCCGGTACAAGTTCAAGGACGAAGAGGTCGACATCCCCGAGCTTGGGGGAAGCGTCCTGGTCAAGACGCTCAGCGTCGCCGAGCGCGATGCGCTGCCGGACCTCATTGACGCGGACGGCAAGCCCGACTCTTCGGTGAGCAAGTTGGCGCAGTTGTTCTGCGCGGTGGTCTGCGACCCGAAGCTGACCCAGGATGAGGCCGAGGCGTTCCTCGGTGAGCTTCCCGCCACGGCGCTCGATCGCGTGGTCGAAGCCTTCGGCGAGTTGGTCGGCACGAAGGAGGCCGCGGACAAGACCGTCCGCGAGTTTCCACAGGGGGAGTGAGCACCGCTTCCTCCTCGAACTGAGCGAGAAGATCGGCGGGATGACCGCCGGGGAGATCGCCCAGCGCATGAGTGCCCGGGAGCTTCACGACCGCAAGCTCCTCGAGCAGGTGCGAGCAGAAGAACAGGTCAACGAGGAAGCCAAACCTCACTAGGCCTCGCAGTACCAATCAGACCCTGAGACGCGGCCCCGCTGTTTACCCACTGACGGTGGACGGCGAGGCCGCGTCTTTTTCGTAAGGAGACCCACCGCGTGATCGCTGCCTCTCTAAAAGCACTAGTAGAGGTAAACGGCGTCCCGCAGGCGTCGGCGAAGCTGCGTGAGTTTCAGGCGAAGCTGAAAGAGGTTTCGACCGGGAGTGCCACCGCAGACCTTCAGGCCAAGCTGGAGACGCGGGGGTTTGATGAGTACGCCGCGAAGATCGACGAGGCCAAGGTCAAGGCCGCCCGTCCGATCACCCAGACGGTCAAGGTCGACTACAAAAGTGCGCCGGTACAGGCCGCGATCCGCGACTTCAAGCGCCTAGAGGGCGTTATGGGCGGAAGCGGCGGCAACAAGGGTCTTGGCAAGGGTCTCGGCGAAGCGCTAACTCCGTTCGGGAAGCTCCCCTCGGTGCTCGCAGCCGCGAGCCCGCTCCTGATCGATGTCGCCGGAGGCCTGACCGCAATCGCGGGCTCAGCCGCCGAGGCAGCGGCCGGCGTCGGGGCACTCGGCATCGCCGCGGGTGGGGTGGCAAGCGTCGGCCTGGCAGGCATCGTCGCCATCGCCGTCCCGGCCATGAGCGGACTGAAAAAAGTAAGTGCCGCACAGAAGAAATACACCGAAGAGATCAAGCTCTACGGCGGGGCGTCCAAACAGGCTGCGACCGCCCTGGCCAAACTTCATCTCGCCACTAGCGAAACTGGCCCGGCCGCGCTCTCCCTGGTCAAGACTTTCGACCAGATCAAAGGCAAGTGGGGCGAACTGACCAAGTCGGGTCAGAACGACTTCCTCGGCATCGGCGCCGATGCGCTCAAGCGCTTCCAGTCCCTGATGCCACAGTTCGCCAGCTCGGCGAATTCCTCGGTTAGCGCCCTGCGCGAAGGGTTCGACGCATTCCAGAAACAGGTCACCGGGCCCGGCTTCTCGCACTTCCTCGAAACGATGACCGGGACTTTCGCCCGAGTCGTGCCGGAAATCGGCCACGGGCTCGCGGACTGGGCGCAGATCTTCATGCGAATTGCCGACGCCGCCGCACCGAGCCTCGAAAAAGTGGTCCACCTCTGGGAGCACTGGTCGGGCGAACTCCTCAAATCGACCGGCGACTCTAAAGGCCTCGAAAAAACCATCTCGGGTCTGGTCGATCAGGCGATGTCGTGGGTCCACCTGCTTGGCGCTGCCGGTCACCTGCTCATCGCCGTGTTCTCTTCGGGGGCCGGGGAAGGTAAGCGGCTGGTCGACGACCTGACCGGGAAGCTCAAAGAGTGGACCGGATGGATTGAAGGCCACGGGTCGGCCGTCCATGAATTCTTCAAGCGGTCGGCCGACACCACGCGTGAACTTTTCACTGTCCTCGCCGGTCTCGTCCCCGAGGCATACCAATTTGCCGTCGCGCTTATGCCGCTCGGGGAAGTCTTCCTCTCGATTACGAAGGCCATTAACGGACTCAAAATCGGCAACGTAAGTGCCCTCACGGCGCTTGTTGGCGCCTACGTTGGCGGTAATACTGTCCAGAAGATCAGCAGTTCTCTCGGCGGCTTGCGCAAGCTCGCCGGTCCACTCGGGATGGTCTCCGGTGCCGAGGTGTCCTCTGTAGTTGGCGCTGGGGCCTCAGGAGAGGCCGCCTCAGGCGCTCTCGCAGCCGCTCCGGCCCTCGGACCCTGGCTGGCAGTCGGAGCCGCCATCGCGGCCGCAGGCGCGGGCGTGTACCTGCTCTACAAGCACTCTCAGACCTTCCGGGAAATCGTCAGCCCGATCACCACCGCGGCAGTCGACGGCTTCCACGAATTCGAGCGGGCGGTGGCGCCACTCGGCGACACCCTGAAGGAACTTGGCAAGAGCCTCCGTGGCCGCGGTGGATTGATCACCGAAGCCAAAGAGATCTGGTCGCAGATTCACACCCCAGTCGAAAAGGTCGCCGAACTCTTCAAGGTGATTCTGTTCGGGCAGATCAAGAATGCCGTCGAAGAGATCGGCCAGGTCATCCGTGGGATCGCCAAGATCCTCTCGGGGCAGGTAGAGGTAATTCGCGGCGTGATCGAAGTGATCACCGGGCTCTTGCACGGCAACTTTTCCCAGGCGTGGCAGGGTGTCAAGACGATCTTTGCGGGCGGCGTCAAAGAGGTAACCGGCGTCTTCCAGACGCTGACTGCTCCCCTCGTCAACACGGTCAAGAACATCGGCACCGTCCTGTCTGCTGCCTTCGGCGGGGTCTGGACGAAGATCGAAAGCGTCTTCACCTCTGGCATCAATGCGGTGATCGGCCTGGTCAACGACATGATCGGCCTGGTCAACGAACTGCCGTTCGTGCACATCGGGACGATTGGGACGCTGGGAGCCCACAGCACCTCTACCGGCGGACTGGGGAAAAGCCGCTCGGGGAACTCGTTTAGTCGCAATAAACGCGCGATGGGCGGCATCGTCTCGGGTCAGGGTGAAGGCGACATCGTCCCGGCACTGCTGCCGCCCGAAACGTTCGTCATGAACAAGAAGGCGACGGCGGCTTTGCACTACGCCAGCGGGGGCCACGTGCCGGTGATGATCGAACCCGGCGAGCAGCTATTCCTGCCGCACGAAGTCAAGAAACACGGTCTCCGAAACCTCGAAGCGATCAACGCCGCCGTTCCTCGATTCTCGGTCGGCGGCTTCATCGAAGGGGCGGCCGGAACTGTCGGCGAAGGCGTCGAAAGCGTCGTCGGAACTGCTCGGGAAGTCGCGGGCGCAGGTCTCGGGGCGGCCCTCGGTGCGCTACCGACCCCACACATCGGCCAGCCCTTTGACGGTGTCGCGAATTACGTAAAACAGGAACTGGTCGACTACGTCAAGGGGAAGGCCAAGAGCTACCACAAGGCTCACGCTGGGGGCGTCAACCTCGCCGGGATCTCGGGCTCGGTCGCCTCTATGGCTGCCCAAATCGCAAAGCGGGCAGGAGCGCCCCACAACGTCATCCTCGCGCTGTTCGAGGCCCTTTGGGCAGAGTCCTCGATGGGAGCCGCCGCGCCAGGGAATGTCCTGGAGGCGCTGGAACCGTACACGAAGATCCGTCCGGCGGCCGAAGAGATCAGCGGCTTCCTGACCGGCCACCCGACCTGGACCGGGACGACGGCAATGTCCCTCGCCAGATCCGGGATGCAGCCCTACGAAATCGCGCAGGCGGTGCAGAAGTCCGGCGCAGGGGAAGCCTCTAACGGGTTGTCGAACTACGGGGCACAGAAGGCGCGTGCTCTCGCGACGATGGCCAAGTTCGGGCTTCAGCAGGGAGGTCTGGTCAAGTTCGCCAACGGTGGACTTGTCGGCGAAGCCGAAAGGGAATCCGGGGTGCCGCAGTCCTCCAGCACCAGCGGTCCGTCCGCTTCCGACGCCGTCCACTGGGCGATGCAGCACCTCGGCAGTACGGATCAGTGGGGATACCCGGGCGAGTGGTGCGGGGCGTTCCTCGGGGCTGACATGTCGGCGATCGGGCTCACCCCGCCGAGTGGCTTCCCCGCTGCGAGCGCGTGGGCCAGCTACGGCACGCCGCTGAGCAAGGGCCACATGCAGGCTGGGGCGATCCTCGACTACGGCTCTGCCCACGTTGCGATGGCGATCAGCTCCTCTGAACAGATCCAGGGCAACAACTCCGAAGGCAAGGTTGGGACCTCGGGGATCGGCGGG